CTACCGGCTAGGTGCAAAAATTCCGCTTTGAGCCAAAGGTGAGAATCTAAGCGCTGACTCCAGATGATCAGGCGACAGGTGTGCATAGCGCATGGTCATCGTGATGGTGGAGTGCCCGAGGATGCGTTGCAGACCCAGGATGTCACCACCGCCCATCATGTAATGGCTGGCGAAGGTGTGCCGGAGAATGTGGGTCATCTGGCCAGGTGTGTGAAAGCCGCAACGCTGGTAAGCAGATCGGAATGCCGACCGGCAGGGCATGAACAGCCGACCATTCCCAGGCATCCCCACCTTTAACGCAATCTCTTCGACCTCTTTGGGTATCGGTACCGACCGGGACTGGCGGTTTTTGGTTCGGTGAAAGTGGGCCTTACCGCCGAACAACGCACCCCGTGGCAGGGATTCCGCTTCATCCCATCGGGCGCCAGTGGCCAAGCAGATCAACGCAACCGGGTAGGTGTGGTTGTTGGTCGAGCGCTTGCACTCTTCCAGCAGTTGTTCGACCTGTTGCAAGGTCAGAAACGTCAGCTCGGTCTGGTCGGTCTTGATCTGGCGAACCTTGGCCAACGGGTTGTTACCGACCCAGGCACCCAGGCGGATCAGTTCGGAGAAGACCGCCGACAGGTAGCGTTGTTCATGGTTGACGGTGTGCGGGCTGACGTCCTTGAGGCGTGTCTGGCGATAGCGTGCCCAGGCGAGTGCATCGAAGTTGGAAGCCATCGGATTGCCGAGGCGTTCGACCGTGGCCAAGGTGCGGGCAAGACGATGCTTGGCATCCTTGAGCGAGCAGCCGTGCAGGTCATGCCAGAGCGTCACCAGATCCGACAGGCGATCATCGAGCGGCCGGCCGGTAGTGTTCAGGCTGGCGAAGAACTCAGATTCATAGCGCTGGGCTGCGGCCTTGGTCTTGAAACCCTTCTTGCGGATGCGGCGACCCGAGCGGCCGTTTTCGTAGAAGTCAGCGGTCCAGGTGTTGCCGTCTTTCCTGGCCGTCATACAGCACGCCCCCAACGAACATGGCGCTCTTCAAGGATACCTTTGATGTGCTTATACAGCCCGTCTTCATCCATGCCTTTGGCGGCATAATGGTCGCGGATCACCGGCCAGCACTCCCAATCCTTGAGCCGATAAAAAGCCTTTCTAGCGCCCACTCGCTCCCGTGCCAGCAGGCTGACGAAGTTTCCCAGGAATAGCTCGACGTTCTTGCCGGAAAAGCCCCGCGAGGTCTTGTATTGGCGCTTGTACTCGGTTTCGTCCACCAGGGAATCGACGGGCAGATCTACGCGCACGTCATCACGGATCAGGGTCCAAATGGGCTCAAAGTAGCCAGGGCGAGCCAGCAGCTTGAATTGACGCAGGCCATAGCGCCACAGGCCGTCTAGGTGCGGAGCAAAGGCGGCGTAGCTGTTGGTTTCGATGGTTTCGCCGCTGTGCAGGTCGAACGAGCCCGAGGCGAATTGCTGGATCACCGAGTGGTGATAACGCAGTTCTACGCGCCATACGTCTTGCTCGGGGTTGTAGTTATCAGGGTCGGCTTCGTCGAAGCTGTCGCGACGCTTCCAGACGTTTTCCCAGTAGTCGAGCTTGTCGATGGCTCGGGCCTGTTCGGTTTTGTTGTAGATACCGAGCTGGACGCCACCAGCGGAGCCGAACAGGTAGGACTGACCTTTGCCGTAGGTCGCAGACTCCAGCGTCCATTGGATTTCCTTGATGCCGGAAATATCACGGGCAGCGCGTGCGCGGCAGTGCATACGGGCGACCAGATCGGCGGGCGGTTGCCAGCCCTGCAGGTCTAGCGCGAGGTGGACGGCGCATTGGTTGCGTTCGACGTTGGTCAGGACGTGGTCGGCGTAGTAGTCCAGGCGTTCCTGCAGGCGCTCGGGGCAGAACTGGTCGATGGCATGCGGAGACACCTCGATTTTCAGGTGGGGGCCGATGTTCTCGATTTTGGCGTTGAAGTTCTTCACTAGCAGGATGATCCCCAGGTCAGCATTCTGAAGCTTGTACTGGTAGCCAGAGTCCTTGCTGACGCGACCCGAGTGCCAACGCTGGCCAGCGAAGTCGACGATGGTCCCTGGCTTCTCGAACAGGCACATGATTTCCGGGCGGATCAGGCCGCGATACAACTGGCGGACGGTATCGACGCTACAGGCCAGGATTCGAATGTTGGACAGATCCACGAAACCACCCGCCCGAGGATCACAGAACAGACGACTTTTCGGGTTCTCTTTCCCGGTCTCAATATCAATGCGGTAGTAGTCCTTTGGTGCACTCATTCTCTGTATCTCTCTGGTGTAACGTGGTTACTAAAATCGGTTTATCTGACGTGCTACAGGGACGTCAGCGCGCCTAGCGGTCGGCTAGGCGCGCGGTCCCACCGGCTGCGCCGAAGTGCCCGCGCGCCTGCTCGACCGCCTGCGGAACCAGCGGACTTACTGCATCAGGGACAGCTACCCCTTTGTCTTCGGTGTGAATGGATGCAGTAAGCAGCACAACGAGGTTCGTTCCACGGGTGCGGACAGAGGTCGAACGAAAGACGGGACCAATCAGTGGGATATCGGAGAGGAAGGGCACGCGGGAGACGGACTCGTCCGTCTGCTCTGATCGGAGGCCGCCCAGGAGCACGCCCCCGCCATCGGGCAGCTGGACCTTGGTGGTGATGCGCCGGGTGTTGGTGATGATGTCGGCAGCGCTGCGATCATCAGAGACGGTCGAGGCGGATTGGTTGACGCTGAGTTCTATTGCACCTGATGGCGTGATGAAGGGTGTTACATCGAGCGAGACGCCTACATCCTGGCGGACGATGGTCTGAAAGGGATCAGAGGCTGGCGTAGATCCACTGGTGGTTTGCCCGGTGATGAACGGGACGTTCTGGCCGACGACGATGGAGGCAGCTTCCCGGTTGAGGGTGAGCAGCTGGGGCGTTGAGAGGATGCGGTTGTTGCCGGTGACTTTTACGGCCTGCAGGAAAGCCGAGAGTGTTGGCCCGTTGAAGGTGAGGCTGAATCCCAGGTCGGATGTGTCGGAGCTGCGCAGGCTGATCCCGCCCAGCTCGGTTCGATCACGCTGGGCGGTTAGGTTGAGGCCGAGGGCTTCGAAGTCGTTGTCGGCCAGCTCAGCCACCACGGCGGTGATGACGACTTGGCGACGGGGCTTGTCGATTTCCCCGAGCAGGCTTTCGACGGTATCGAGCTGCTGTTGTGTGGCGGTGACGATGACGGCGTTTGAAGTCGGTGAGGGTGTAGCCATCAGAGACGGCATACCGCTTTCGTTGCGTTCGGTTTGAGCCCGTAGCACGTCGAGAATGGATTGATAGGCGAAGTCGGCTTGCAGGTGCTGGAGCTGGAAGACGCGGGTTTTGAGGTCGAGCGGTTCGGGGATGGGTTGCGCGCTGATCAGCAGCGTATTGCCGCGTGCAGTGAGGTGAAAGCCAGCAGATGCGACGGCGTTGGCGATCAGCGCTTCAAGCTCTACGTTGCCGTCATAGGTGGCAAAGATGCTGATAGGTGCATTGCGGATATCCGAGCCAACCACTACGGACTTGTTGAGCATCTGCGATGACCATTCCACGAAGTCTTGCAGGGTGGCGTCATATAGCTCGATGCGTTCGGCTGATTTGGCCGGTGCCGTGAGTACCAGGAAGAGCAGCAATGGCAGCAGGAAGAACAAGGCAAAGGACTTATCCGAACGATCAATCATGGCGGATCACCTGTAGAGGGAAATGTATTCATCACCGCGAACCAGCAGGGCTTCGCGGGGGCCTCGGTCTTTCACCACCACATCGCGAGCCATAAGGTCGTCAGAACTGATGCGGTCGCCGTTGGGGCTGGTGAACACGTAGAAGGTCTGGCCGGCCAACAGGCCGTAAGTGGCGATGCGGTAATCACGGAAGTCATCCGCCAGGGTCCTTTCAGGCTGAGTAGCGGTTACGGGAGCGATCTGCTGTTGGGTCTGCTGTGCAGGCAAGCGGCTGTAGGCGATGGCGCCAAACACCGGAACGCTGATGACCAGGGCGAAGAAGGCGCCGAGGGCGAAGGCGTTCAGGACGCGAGTACGACGGAAGAAGATTTTGGTAGTACGCATGAAAAACCCCGCGTTGCGCTGGGCTGGTGGGAGCGGACGACGCCAGTACCCAGGCGGCAGCATGGAGTACGCGCCTTTGTCGTAGCCCTTGTCGTATTCCTGGGTGGTGTCGTAGTAGTCGTAGAACTCTTCGCCGCGGTAGAACCAGTCATCGACCTTGGGCGAGTTGAATTTGGCGCCGTACTTGACGATGGCCTGATGCATTTTCGGCAGGCGGCCTTTGAAGAAGCCGAGGGTGGCGATACGCAGCAGCGGGCCGATGGGAAAGGGCAGTTTGATGCGGTCCCAGCGGTTGATATAAACGACGTGTTCAGCGATGGATTCGCGGACTTGCTTGTCGATGACGTTGACGTTCTGGACACACAGCCAGAGGTCCCAACGGCGCTTGCGCAGGAACAGGAAGAACTTGAGCAGGTCGGAGCGGCCGCCTTGGTTCCAGTCGCGGGAGTTGAGCCATACGCCGGCTTCGTCGAGGAAGATTCCGCCGAACTGTTCTTCGTCGTAGGTCTCGCAGCCCATGCCCAGGCCGATCAGGTCATCGGCGCTGGGGAGGTCCGGCAGACGGACAAGGCGCGAGTATTTGTTATCGCGCTTACACAGCTTGTCCATTTTCACATCGATGTTCACGGCGACCCGACGACGCTTTTTCAGGTAGTCGAGAATGCGCATGACCAGCAGCAGGGTTTTGCCGGAACCGAGCTTGCCGGTGACGATATAGACGGCCATGGCAGGGACTCAGGTGTGCAGGAATTTTTCGGAAAGGCGGGTAACCCACATGAACACCAGCGATTTCAGGCGGGCGACGATAAGCAGCCCAAGGCAGTAACTGATGTTCGAAGGCAGGAACATGCGGCCTATGTCGATCCACTCGGGTGCGGTCGCTCTGACGACTTCACTAATCAGCGTTTCCATAATGGTGGCGAAGGCAAAAATGGCGCCCGCAATAGCAGCGAGCACCAGAAAGAAGAGGCCGACTTTGCGCAGGAAGCTGGTGAAGAACTGGATGAAGGGGCCGATCAATGGGCCGAGAAAGCCCAGGATGAATTTGGACAGGCCGCCGAACAGGTTGGGGAAGAACTTCTTGAAGAATCCGATTATCCAGTTCATCAGAAGCCACCCTTAGCCGCTTTGGCGTCTTCCATACGCAGGGTGGAATATGCGATTTTCCAGAGACCGATAGCGGTCACTACATAAATGATCCACTCGAGCAGTGGTTTGATTGGAGCCAGATCACAGACAGGCAGAATGACGCGGGTGCTGTAGCGATCAAGGTTAAAGGTCACCGCTACATCGTTACAGTTGGTGGCAGCTGGCAGCAGGTCTTTAGCGAAATCAAGTAAGCCCGCCACCTGGGAGTTATCACCGAACCACTGATCGCTATCGACCTCATCAACGATCTGGTCAAGGCTGAGTTCATCGCTGGCTAATTGCTCTTCTTGAGCTTCGCCCAGCTGGTCACCAATCATGCCGGCCAGTTCATTACCCAGGTCGGAGCCAGCGCCCTCTGTGCCATCGCCGTCGCCATCGCCTGAGCCGTCGTATTCGTCGCCAAGCAGGCCTTCGGTCAGGCCTTCGATACCTTCAGCAATGCCTTCAAGTATTCCTTTGATATCGCCGAGCAGGTCGTTGCCTTCGCCGATCTTGTCGCCGAGCTCTTCACCCAGCTTGCCAATGGCTTCATTGGTGGCGCCTTCGTCGGAGCCTTGAGGGCTTTCGCTGGTGTCGCCCGGTGCTTTGGGGTCGTTGTTTTCGTTGCCATCGGCGTTGCCGCCGTTGTTGGGATGATCAGGCGAAGTTTCATCAATCGGCTTAGTAGGGTCATTGGGGTTAACACAGGTCAACTTGCCGTTGAAGTAGGTACAGTTTCTATGCGGCTTATCAGTCGGGTAGCAGCCATAGGTGCCGTTGTAATAGCCACAACCGGGCTCTTCCTGAAAGCAGCCTTCTTTGCCATTAACCGTGCCGCAGCCTTCTTCCTGGGGCTTGTGGCAGATGGTCAGGTCACCATTGGTGACGCACTGTTCTTCAGCTGGCGGAACGTTGGGATCACGAGGCGGGGTGCAGGATTCCTCTGTGCAAGCGTTGTCACCTTCTCCAGCGGCTTGGCCAGAGCCATAGAAGTCCCCAGTGCAGATGGCCTTGCCGCCAGTTAGGTCGGCAACGCACTTGCGGTTAGGGCCGCCAGTAAACAGGCAGCCGTCTTGTTGAATCTGATCATCACAAACGTACGTTTTGACGCTTGCGTTGTAGGTGCATTCTTGCGCTGCGGTGATTTGTTTGCCTGAAGTAGAGGCGCAGTCTTGAGGCTCATCACATGAGCCTTGCTGAGCGTTGTATTCCTTGCCAGGGCCGCATGTATCACCAAAACGAACGGTATAACCGACGTCCTGAGTATCACCCTGAGAGTTGATGCCAGTGCAATAGAAGCTATTGGCCGTGCGGTAGCGAAGACCAGGGCTAGACATGTTTGAGCCCTGCACCGAAACGCTACAGGCCTGACTTGCCGAGCTGTATCTAGTTACACCGAGACTTGTGCCGGAGCCTGAATAGCGAGTCCAATAATATTCCTGAGCAAACGCCAAATGCCCCCACCCCATAAGGGTGAGGGCCACCAGCAGGCGACCAAGGCCGCGAATCTTGGCCGCCATCGGTTTAGGCGCCCGCAGCGCTGAACAGGCGACCTGCCAGCTTGAACAGGGCAACGCCACCACGGATGACGCCGAACAGCACGGCACCGGCAGCCATCAGGGTGCCGAAGGCGGTGCCCAGGTCGGTGAAGACCTCAATGATTTCCGGTGGAACGGTGATGGCCGCATTGGCAGCACCGGCAGTCATGCCAGCAGCGGCGACGGTGAACATTGCGCCCAGCTTGGCGCCCCGTGCTTTACCGACACGGGTGTCTTCGCTGGAATGGGCGTGGCCGATGGCCACAGCGAGTTGGGTTTGTTTCATGGTGAGTTTCCTCAGTTGGTTGATGCGTCAATGATTTCTTTCCAGCCAAGCCGGAAAGCACCCCAGGCGACGCCGATCCCGAGAGAGCCGATGAAGAGCCCAGCGATAACGAGGTATTGCCCCCAGGTGAATGCCATTGCCCGTTACCTCTGGTGCCCGTGAATGAGGCCAAGGGCGGCCAGATAGACCAGCCCTTGAAGGAATTGCAGGGCCCACAGATCACCCAGGGTGACGTTGGCGAGGTAGCTTTCGAGCGATCCCATACCGGCACCTATAGCGTTGTGTCCGTGAGCGCTGCGCCGTCTTCTTCTTGCTCAGCCAGGGCTTTGCAGTCAGGGCAGACGGCGTAGTCGGGAGCCATGCCGAAGTCAGCCGCCCAGCCGCTGGAGTCAGCGGGCTGGCCGTAGACTTGGCCCATGTTGGCCAAGCACAGGTCACAGAGGACGCGGCCGTGAATCAGCATGGCGACGGCTGGGTTAGGCCTTGGGAGCGTCAGCCGGCTTGGGCTGTTGCTGGCCGGGTTGGGCGGCCGGCTTGGCGGCCTGGCCTTTCGGGTTCACGGCTTCGATGTGCAAGGCCAGATTCTTGCCCTTGTTCTGGCCGCCGCGTGCCACGTCGAAGGTGATACGCACCAGCTCCAGCGGGGCGAACTGGGCGCCGGCTGCGAATACTTCGTCGGCGGCGTCTTCAGCGATAGCCATGCCGATGATGGACAGGCCGTGCTCGGTCTTGCCGTCCGGTTCGTCGCCGTAGAAGACCTTGGCGTATTTGGTGTCATCCACCTGGGTCATCTGAGTGCCGAGAAATGCAACTTCCATAGTCGAACGTGCCAT